CAGAGCGATAATTCCGACCGGATACTGTATGGCGCATCGACAGCCAATGCCGTCAGCAATGTTCACGCCACGGCGCTGGCCCTCGTCGACACGACCAACGACAAGCTCACGGCGGCCAACCTGGCCTTGCTTAAAAGGGTCGCGATGGGAGCCAACCCGAATATCCGGCCATTCAAAACGCGCGACGGATACGAGTACTACGTCGCGTTCGCCGGGTTGAACACGTTCCGCGATCTCAAGGCGTCGCTGGAAAGTATCAACACCAATGCGCGCGCTCGCGAGGGCGATGCGATGAACAGAAACCCGCTGTTCCAGGACGGCGATCAACTGTACGACGGCATCATCGTGCGCCAGGTGCCGGAGATCAGCCGGTTCGTCACCAACGTGTGGACCAACCTGCTGACGGCGGGCGGCAGCTCAAGCCGCGTCGAGCCGGTGTTCCTGTGCGGTCAGCAAGCCGTCGTCATGGCGGTCGGCCAGATGGCCAAGCCGACGTTCCGAAAGGAAGACGATTACGGATTCGTAACGGGCACTGGAATTGAGGCCGCGTATGGCATTTCAAAAATCTTCAAACGACATGGCCCCACTAACAAGCTCGTGCAATTCGGAATGGCAACCGGATTTTTCAGTTCGGCCTCCGACTGATCACCGGCAAGCAAGGAGATACAGCAATGGTAACCTCTCTCAACACCAGTCTGCCGGCGCGCGACTTCAACTATAATGCTACCAATACCATCCGCAAACGGATCACGTTTGCCAACCAGACGGCGACCGTGGTCGGCAAGATCCCGGCCGGCTCCAGCGTGGTTGGCGGCGGCGTCCACGTCGTGACGGCGTTCGATGCCACGGCCACCCTCAATGTCGGCTACATCGGGGCAACCACGGTTGCCGCCGCCTACGGAAGCGCGCTGGCCTTGACGGCGATCGGCTATATCGCCCTCGATGAACTGGCGGCGGTGACCAACATCCAGGGTACGGTGGAACACACCATAACCTGCATCGTTACCACGGCAGCCACGGTGGGGGCGGCGGACCTGATCATCCAGTTCGTTCCGCCTAACCCGCCGCTGTAAGGAGGAAACCATGACTACAACTATAACTTGGAATGGAGAGGATGAATTCCACCCTGGCGGCAACGGTCCCCGCTTCATGAAGTGGAAGGGTGTCGCCTTCGAGCTCGGCAAGGGCGTCGAGACCGACGACCCGTACATGATCGGCAAGGCGAAGAACAATCGGTTCTTCACCGTCTCCGGCGAGGAGGAGCCGGAGCCTGAGCAGCACAAGCGTGGCCCCGGCCGGCCGCGCAAGGACGAGAAGGACGACTGAACGAGCGGGGGCTTCGGCCCCCGTTTTCTTTCCCGACAAATAGCGACAAATAGCGACATGCCCGACATCACCAAGACACGCGCCCAACTGGTCGAGCGGGTAGCGGACAATCTCAACCTGCTGCAGGCCGGACAGACGATCGAGACAGATGTCTACGCCAAGATCGACAGTCACCTTGACGAGGCAGTGTCGGCGATGGCCGCGCTCGGCATCGTCTACATCGCCGACCTCGAGGAGATCGAAACAGCCGTTTTCAGTGACAGCGCCAAGGTGATCGCGTTTCGCATCGCCTCGTCGGGTTACGGCATCCCACCGAGGGAGCAGGACGCGCAACTGTCGGAATTGCGGTTGCGGCAGATGACGTCCGGCAAGCCGACGTTCGAAACCATGCGGGCGGAATATTTCTGATGGCTGCCCAAATCACGTTTCCCACGAGTTCGGCGCCCGGCGTCAACCCGCACGAGGGCTCCGGCCGGCTGGTCAACGTGTACGCCGAGAAGTCGCCGCCGTCCGCGCGGTTCCCCGTCACCTGGCGGCGCACCCCCGGCGTGCCACTGGAAACGACCGTTGTCGGCGTGACGCACTGCCGGATGATCTTCGACGATACGCGGCCGGGAGGCGGCCGGGAGGCGCAGGGCTTCGTCATTTTCAACGACGATGCCTACTACGGAGAGCGGGATAGCAGCGGAACCTGGTTCCTGGCCGACATTGGTGGCATCCCCGGCTCGCGTCCGCTCACGATGGCGAAAAACAACGCCGCGGACCCCAACTTCGTCGCGGTGCGCCCCGAGGGTGGCGCATATGTCCTGACACCGTCGTCGGTTGTGACCTATCCCGACGCCGATCTGCCGGCGGGAAACGTGACCAGCGTTGCCGTGCTCGACGGATATTTTCTGTTCACGCAAAGCAACGGCATCATCTGGGCATCCCAACTCAACAGCACCAATGTGGCGACTGATTCCAATGTTGCGACGCAGGGGCGCCCGGACGGTTTGATGCGCGGCGTGGCCTATCGCAAGGAATTCTTCGCCTTCGGGCAGAATTCGATCGAGGTCTGGCGCGATATCGGCACCTCGCCGTTTCCATTAGAGTTTGTCACCATGATCCCGCGCGGCATCTGCGGCACGCACGCGGTGGCCGGCTGGGAGGAGGGATGGTCAAACGAATTGATCTGGGCAGCTGATGACAACCGCGTCTACAAATTGGAGGGCTATACGCCGGCTCCGATTTCGCAGGACGCTGTGTCGCGCGCCATTGCAACGTGCGCCGACAAGCGGTTGCTCGAGGCGATCGTGTACATGGTCGGGCAATACGCCATGTGGGAACTGACCAGCCCCGGCGAATGGACCTGGTGCTATAACCAGACCACAGGCGAATGGCATGAACTGCAGAGCAACGGCCGCCTCGACCGGCGCATCCGTGCCTCCTGTCACCTCGGCACCGAATGGACTGTTGGCGATGCCACGACCGGCAATCTCGGGATCATATCGTCAACCGTCTATCAGGAATTCAACGATACGCTGCCGTGGCTGATCGAGAGCGCGCCCGTGCATGAATTCCCCGGCCGCATCATGGCGCCGCGGCTCGACTTCGACTTCAGCAAGAACAGCACGGCGTCCACCGTCGCCATCACCTGGTCGAACGATGGCGGGCACACATATGTGGCCAACTCACTGACCCGCGATCTGACCAAGGACATCGTCTTTATCACCAACACCGGCATTGCGACCAGCAAGGGCAAACGGTTCCGGCTGACCGGATCGAGCAATGCGCCGATGGCATTCATGGGCGCCGGGGCGGCAACAGTGACGCGGGCGGCCTGATATGGCGCTGACCCAGATCCCGCAGATCCTGCATCCGTCCGTCGCCTCGGCGAAAACCAACGGCGGGCAGAAATACACGATCGACGATGAACTGTGGCGCTGGCTCAACCAGCTCCGGCGGGGCTTGGAGGAAACTACCGAGGTTGTCCGTGACATTATCAATGTAAAAGATCCGCGTTTCGGCGCCGCCGGCAATGGCACCACGCTCGACGACGACGCCATCCAGGCGGCGATCGAATTCGGCAACGCGCAAGGCGGCGGCGTGCTGTACTTCCCGCCCGGCGTCTACCAGATCAGCCGGCCGATCGTGTTCAGCGACAACGGCTTCGGGTTCTCCCAGGTGCGGGTGTGGGGCGCCGGCATGTACACGTCCGGCGTTCGCTGCAACGCCAACCCGGCCAATGGCCCGCTGTTCAGCGGCGCCGCCGCCATCATTATTCACGGCTCGATCTCGTTCTCCGACTTCTTTATCAACGGCAATCAAAAGGCTCCGATCGGCATTTTCTATGACCCGCCAATATCGGCTCAACCTGGTTTATTCCATCGGGTAAGCTTTGCACTGTGTGCGACGTCCGGCTTCTTCTGCGGCAGCACCACGGGATTTGGCGGGCAGCATTTTATACGGGATTGCTTCTTCAATACGTGCGGCGGTTATGCCATCGACTGGAACAATGGCGGTCAGGGCAACATGCTGGAGAATACCATTGTGCTCGGCGGAACTCTGGCCGGGTTGCGAATGTCCAGTCCGCCAGGAGCACCAGAGGGAAACCATGGCGAGGGGCAGATCGTCCGCGGGTGTGCTTTTCTGACATCCAACAATCAGCCGCCACTGGCAGTTCCATGTCCGGGTGTCGTCATCGACAATGGCTTGTTCAATATTTTTGCCGATAATGTCATCGAGGGACCAGGCCCCAACACCGGCAAGAGCGTGTTCATCAGGAATTTTACCGGAATGGGTCCGCTGCACTTTACCAATAATTGGTTTGGCTCCGGGTTTCGATGCGAGGCGCCGGCACTGGAAATAGGGTTGTTGGACAATTCATTCCCCGGCGGGGCGCCGTGCCTGTTTGCGCCGCCGGGACTGGGTTCCTCGTTCAACATCACAATTGCCTTCAACAAGTTCACCGGCAACGGACC